ACTCAGGATTGTTCGCGATACGCCTGAAGAAATTAACAATGTTGTCTCCAGCACGCGAAATAGACGCCTGTAGCTGTCCACTATCAAACGCTGACTGTAGTTTTTCAGTCATGCTCTTGGACCAGCGGGCAAACGCCTGGTTCATACGCTCTAGAAGCGGTGAAGCAGCAATTGTAAGCTTGGTCAGAGCATTAAGTACCTGTCCCGGCAATGGAACAAGCGGTTCCATGGCAGACTGAACAGCACCAAAGGCAACCTGTAGTTCCCCGGTGCGGGCAGACTCATTTACCACGTCTACCATAGACTTAGCCATGCGGTTGAACTGATCCGCACTTCCAGCTAGGCCAAGCTGAAGAGTAGGTAGAGTGTTCCTTGTAAAGCTCTTAAGAACGACATCCATGTCTTGGAAGAGGATGCCCTGAACTGCCTTACGCAGGTCAGTATATTCACCCTTGATTTCCATCAAAGCATCAGCAAACCTACGAGCCGAAGGTGCTAGACCATCAAGAGTGACCTCAAAGTCAGATAGAGCCTTGTCACCAAGCTTGTCGTAATTGAAAGTTCCGGAAATAACCTCTCCGAGACCCTGCATACCGACCATAAGCGTGCTAATCGCAACACCAAGACCTGTTACCATCGGAACGGTAACGGCAAGAGCAGCACCAGTCTTCTCCAGTGCATTATTCAGAATAGCCAGAGCAGGCGGGCCAAGTAGGGCAGAAGCCGCAACAATGGCAGCCCAACGCTTCCAGTGACCACCATTCTCAGCCAACAGGTTACGAATCTGGTTCATGCTACCCATCAAGCGCTGACGATCAACGTCTACATAGGCACGGAATCGCAAGTTGTGAGGCATTGCGTTGAGCCTAGCGACGGCAGCAGCAACCTGAGCGTTAAGCATGGCGGTGTGCAAAGTACCGTTGAATGTGATTTGACCTCGAATGCGCGCGGCGGCAGCGCCTACCTGCGCACGAAGCATAAGTTGATTAATACGAGGGTTGAGGTCAATCGGAATATCGGTGTCTCGTCCAGAAACCCTACGGGCCGCAGCCTGCAAATTGGCAGCAAAAGTATCCGTATCGATATCTGTTCCGATACGGACCCTGAACTTGTCGCGTAAACGACCAATTTCTGATTGTACTGAGTTGCGGAGCATATCACCGTCAATATCTGCATTGACGGTAACAGCATCATTCACATTGATACGGCGAATAGCGGCCATAAGGTTCTGACGCATGGCCCTGTGGTCGAAATCAGCATTGATTCGTACATTGGCGTCGTCAGAAGCATCCCTTACGGCCCTCTGTACCTGTCGAGCGTCCACGTCGATCTTCACAGGAACGTGAATACGCTCTCCAGCGGCAGCCGCAATCAAGGCACGCTTGATTTCCCCACGTAGTCCTCGGTCACTAACACCGATGGGGATACGGATGCGCTCTCCGGAGGCTGCTTTCATAAGAGCCTTGCGAATTTCGGAGCGCAGACCGGCAGAACTGATGCCTACAGGCACCAAAACTTTCTTATTGCCCGCTGCTGCGGTTTTGATTGCGTTCTGAAGCTCTCGACGTAGACCTTTGCTATCGATTTTTACAGGGATGGCGACACCCTGCCCCGCAGTGGCCTTTTTTACGGCACGGGTCAGCTCTTGACGCAGATTCTTGTCGTTAATTTGGACCGGAATCTCGATTTTCTTGCCTGCAACGGCCTTTTTGATGATGCGTTCGACCTGCTGACGTAATCCACCGTCTTCGGCGTGAATGTCAACCCAAGCTGACGCGATATGGAAGCCTCGTGGCATGTGTCACCTCCCTGTACTAACCGGTTTTTATCTCGAATAGGTCGCCCCAACCCTGTTTTACGGATTCCTCTTGCATTGCCCTTAGTTGTGCATCCCCAGACAAAGCTTCTGCAAGAGTGAGTGTCTGTCCTGGGGCCCATCCGGTGTCATTTTGCTGTTCGTAGCCTGCACTGCTGTCCGCAATAGCGCGACCAAGAGTGTTCTGATTCTCTTCGGCCTCGTTTTCGAGCCTGATTCGGCCCTGCAAGGCTCCTTCGTACATGGGAAGACGTTCTACCAGAGAAATGAAAAGAGGGCCGTCGAGGTCGTCCCAGTCGTGAATGTGATAGATTGCAAAGAAATCCGCGCGGATATCTTGCAAATAGTTCACAATCCAGTAGACCTCTCGGGCCCTCTTCATCATTTCCCCGCAGTCTCCTGCGAATTACCCAGAGCAAGAGCTACACACTGCTCAGCAATCTTACCTACGAGTTCATCAGATAACTCCTCGTAGTCCAAAAGTGCGTTGTACTGCTCTTCACCAAGCATGTCCTCAAGTAACTGAAGCATTCCGAACATCTCGTTATCAGATTTCTTCATCTGATTGAGGAACTTGAGCGCTACGCGCATTCCTGGCTTGGCCGGAACAGTAAATTCTGTGTCATCGATGGTGAAGAGGACAATTCGATCCTTCTTTTCACCCTTCGACTTGACGATAATGGGACCTGAGTTTTCTAGACCTTCGTCTGCCATGTGTATCACCCTCATAGGTAGTGGGAAATTGCCTGTGTATAAGTATATCAGATAGTTTCAGCAGGAACATGAGTAATGCCCCGCCGAAGCGGGGCATTCTCTAATCGATTAGTTAGCCTGATCGATAATGAAGAACGGCGCTGTCGCGTTGCTTACGTAGTGAACAGACCAAGTGACTGTGAAGACAGTCTGGTCGTCCTTCTTGTAAGCGAACTCAACGTTGTCCGAGCTTAGGCAACGACGCAGAATTACCTTACGGCGCTTACTCTGTCCACCAGCACCCGAACCAGCGGCCCAACCGTCAACCAGAACGGCACGGTAAGTAGGCTGAGTAGCGGAGTCGGTGAAGGCAGGAGTATAGGTGTTGTCTGTAGCACCAGTAGCGTATGTACCGTCGTTCAGCGCGTAAACAAGGTTCTGGAGAGTTGGCTCAGCCAGGTTTGTCTTCACGGTCATGTCACGCTTAACGAGACGACGACCGGGAATGTCAATAACCTGGTCAACCTCTAGCTCCTTGTACTCCTGGTTGATGTTAATTGTGGCACCATCTGAAGTACCACCTAAATCAGTCCAAGAGGCTGAAGCGGGAGTTGCTGTAGCTGATGTAGGCTCAGTTGCACCGAATGCACCGATGTAAAGAGTTGCGGGTCCCTGTACTAGGTTACCAACGGTTACAGCCATAGGATTTCACCCCTTTCAAGGGCTTATCGTTTGCGGAATTGATCCATGTGTTCCGCGAGTGGGAATTGAACAGCTTCCATATCCGGATGAAACTTGAGCGGCATAGTTAAATCCTCGGCATAAATGCTGGGCAACTCAACCACTCGATTTGCGGGAAACAGGTATTCCAGTTCCGCTTTGTCCTCGTGTACGAGAACTCGACCCTTCCATGAAAGAAGGTCGCCTGTGACTCGGCCTACAAGACAATACAACTTTGTACTCATTAAAGTTCCGCCCATGCTATTTGAAAGTCGACCGTAAAGTGAGCAGCTTCACCAGGGTCAATGAATGAACCCTGACCGCTCGGGAATCCCCAAGGAATCCTTTTCGGTTCTTTGAGAATCCATGCTTGTGTGACGCGCACCGTAGGTGCCCCAGAAACCCCTAGAGTTAGATTCTCTAGACCGTTCTCTCGGTGACATGCCTGGACGATGGCCTCTGCGAGATCAGCAGCCTGACCCCACGGTGGGGTTTGCCTGCCAGGATTAACAGCCCAGCAGTGGGCTGTAATGACGGGCCTACGGTATCCGTAGTACATATTGGGGGAGCCACCCGTCACGATAATTTGGATAAAGCCCGTGGAAGACCAGGTAGAAAGATCCTGGGGTAGTGTAGTTCCCACCTTGTTAGCGGGAATTCCCGGCTGTGATAACAGCCACGCACGGGTTACCAATTCTGAGTTAGCGTAGGTAATCGGCATTAGATCGAACCTCGCTGCTTGTACAAAGCTTCACGCATGAAGTGCGTGGCCGGTGAACCGGGGTGCATAGGTACCCTAGGGATAGGGTGAGCCAGTCCTGGCCACCACAAGGCGTACGCTGGCATGTTCGGGTCGATAGGGTGCGGTCCGGCACCTTCCTCGACGTAGATTGCGTATTCTACGGACCTAGCACCAATTCGTGCGTAATATCCGTCTACTTCTGCATCTAGGTCAGCCTTGAGTTTTCCGGTCTTCACCGGGACGTTGCGACGCATATCACTGAGAACGTCTTCGGCCAAGTCTTTCATGAATTCCTGCACGTGTGGGCGCAGTTTGGCCTTCCAGTCTTTTTGCATTTCGACACGAGCCATTTTGCACCTCCAAAAACAAAAGAGCCGTTGGACAGCCCTAAAGAGGGTGTGCCTAACGGCTCCTTCTCTTTACGAGGCAGGTAAAGGGTAGCGAACACCGTTTACGGGTGTTATAATCCGCTGTTGATCATTATAGATGATTATGGGCTGACCGTACGCTGCAAGTCAGCTCGGGTGTCCTGTTGACGTACCGGGTTCTGATATGTTGACAAATTTCGGATCGTCCAGATCCATCCGGTCTTCTCATCTTTGATGCGGTCGTTGTACTGGATATCAATGCTGGAATCCACACGCAGACGCGCGTAACGATAATTCCTCGGCTGAGTGGTGATCTCCGCGCGGAAATACTGACTCTGCTCTAGAAGCGAGGCAGGGATTTCAGAACCTACAATGGTGTCGGTGTCTTTGGGATCTCCCCATTCGTCATCTGCCTGGCCACGATAAATCGTAATGGTTGTAGTAGCCCTAGCGATCATTACATAGCCTCCCACCCTAGAGTGTTGTCCTCTAATGAGGCATCATCATTGGTTGGGTCCGACCAGTCACCAGTAGTGACATTGTTTGGTTGCATAGGACGGATACGCTGATTGCGGTTACGCCTCCATGAGAGTCTGTCAATAGCACGCTTAGCCATCGGAGCCAAGACTCCAGAGTTGGCGTGCGGAGACGTGAAGGAAATTCCGTCTTGCGTCATGAGCCCTACATCGGTGCGGGTGAATAGATCCGGCTGGCTGGTCATCCAAGCGGCCTGGTAAGCCACTGCTAATTTCAGCAGTCGAAGGTTTTTAGGGCTAATATTACCCGCGTCAGAGGAAGCCTCAGTCACATCGGCAAAAATTTCGATCATGACCTGTGCCGCATCGATATTGTCCTGGCCTACGGCAATACCGGTGTATGAAAGTGTTTCGGCTGTTGTTGCCCAAGCCATGGCGCTCCCCTTTCAAGAGAGAACCCCTCTAGCCAGGATGAGGGCGGACACTGGCTAGAGGGGTCGATCAATTAATTGAGATTAGCTTCCGCTTGTGTTCTCAAGTACAGCGAACGCTGCCTCGTGACCGATCTGGAATCCACGGCGGGTACGGAACTTAACCGCTGTGTCATCGAAGTCGTCGTGTGCACGAGAAACGTCAACACGTGTCTCAGGTCCAGAACGAATACCTAGCTTAAGCAGTGAACGGTCACCACAGAAGATAAGCAGAGCGTTTCCAGTTGGGCTCTGAGTCATTGTCTGACTTGTACGGTTTCCACGTGACCAGAAGATTTCAACACCGAATAGAGTGTCTGGAGTACCAGCGGTACCCTGGACGAAGATCGGCATGTTGTTGTTGTCCTTGGTACGACGGAATGCGTCACGGTAGCTTGGGTGCGCGATAAGAAGTGAACGCGCAGGGTCCCAATACTTACCAACCTCGACTAGACGTAGAGTCTCAGAGAACTTGTCGTACGCTGCTGAAGCGGTACCGTTCCAAGAAACTAGGTTTGCGTCGGCTGTGTAAGAAGTAGCAGAGTTAGTTGTACGAATCGAACGGTAAACCGATGTGAACGGAACACCTGTAGTAGCAGGTGCGGCTGTAACAGCCAAGCAAGCGTTGTCGAAGATATTGGCGTAAGAGATCGCCCACTCCGAACCACGCTGAGCTAGAACGTCCACGATCATTGCTGCGTCAGCTAGATCCTCTTCGTCTACGGCTACACGGGCCATGAAGCGCTTAGCTGTAAGCACGATGTAGTCGAGGTCTGAGTTATCTGTGCTGTACTGCTTTCCATCAGTAACAGCAAGTCCGCTAGAACGTAGAACACGCTTTGTAGCGGTGTGCATAATGTGGCGCTGGGCTACTGCCTCGACGGCAGAGTTAGCCATAACGCGCTGGATGACCTCGGAGTCCCACTCAAGGGGAATCCAGTCATCTAAGTAACCCGTAGGCTGCATTGAGGGCATTCGTTACCCATCCTTTCAATTAAGAGAGATTTTGCCTAACCCGGCATTGGCTTGGGCAACTGCCCTATCCCTCACCATGTAGAGCACGGGCGATATTCTCGGCCCAAGTGCCTTCTAGCTTGGCTGGGGAAGATTTCTTAGCACCGCCACCCGCTGTCTTTCGATCAGCGACCTTTTCGGCGGCCTCCTTCATGCGTGTACGCTTGAAGAATTCAGGGAAGTCTCGCTTAAGCTCTGTGACCTGATCGTCCAGTCCGATCACTCCGTCTTCATCGACTTCGAGTGAATCAAGATCAAGCAGCTTTAGAATGCGAGGCATTGCCTTTCCGTTCCAACCCTCAGAATTCAGGGCCTCCGGAATGGCAGACATCAACGCACGAGAGCGGTTGCGCTCTTCGTTGCGGACTTCCTTCTCCTGGTCCAAGAGGTTGCGCTCCATTTCGCGCTGTAGACGCTTCTCCAATGCCTTGGCATCGAACTGGTCCTGGGGTGCCCTCTTGTTAGCAGGCTTTACGTCATCGTCGTCATCCGAATCGTCATTATCGGAACCGACAGAAAGCTTCGGAGTAGTTTTGAGAGGTGAACCGTCCTTGGGATTAAGGCCGTTCTCTCGCAGGATACGCTTACGCTGGGCAGATTCGCTGTCGGCCTTCTTTTTGTCGGCCAGAAGCTTTTCCCACGCTTCCTTAGACGGAGGAGTCCATTCGTCCTCTACCTCGGAATCATCGTCATCGTCATCATCGTCGTCATCGTCATCGACGCGACCACGACGCTTATCGTCGTCATCCTCGCCGCCTTCGAATTCAACAGCCCCACCAGCAATATTATAAATGGGACGACCGTCGCCACGGTAGCCAACTACTGTGCCAGGCGGTAATGAGATTGCATTAGGGTCTACTTTAGCGTTGATCATGTCCGATCTCCTTTATTCTGTTCCGCTTCCTGCGGGTGACTTGCCCTCTGAATTGGGTGGTGAGTTTGGATTCTTCACTACTTGCTTGTCAGCGTTGTATTTGGCGTGAATTTGAGCCTGCTTCTCCATATTGACGAGAGACTGCTGGGCTTCGGCTTCCTTACGGGCCTCTTCCTCTTCCATCCACTGTGCAACCTGCTCAGGCGGATTACCCGCCCACACAAGAGTGACATCTGTTGGCACGCCTGCCTGCTGCTGTAGGTTGACAGTCTCCCAACCGGTTTTGTCGGTGACTGTCTCGACAGGACGCCAAGAAATATTGATTCGCTCAGCCTCTAGCCCCATCATTTCAAGGGCAAAGGTAAGAGCTTTGCGCCAGGTACTACCGTAGGTCTCCTGACGTTCCTCTGCCTTGGCGTCAATCGGTTCGTTGGCCACACGGAGCATTTCTCCGGAAGGCGGACGGTCGGTTGAGTCCTTGGCAAAGTAGTGCATGGGGGTGTCGGTTACCTGAGACATAGCCTTGACATAGCGGTCGAAAGGCTTGAGGTATGCCTCGGGATTGGCTGGCTGGAATTGACCAACAGCCTTGTACCCCTTGAGATCCCAGAAGGCCGAAGGATCGGCAGACAACTGAGACTCGTTCTCATCGAATTCCGGATCGTCGTCGTC